TCCCCGCTTCTGGTGACGCGAAGGAATCCATCCATGGCGCGTAATCGAAAAATGATCGGTAGTCTGCATAGAACATTGGACGGCTCCGGCTCCGGCTCCGGCTCCGGCTCCGGCTCCGGCTCCGGCTACGGCTCCGGCTCCGGCTACGGCTACGGCGACGGCTACGGCTACGGCTCCGGCTCCGGCTACGGCTACGGCGACGGCTACGGCTCCGGCTCCGGCTCCGGCTCCGGCTCCGGCTCCGGCTCCGGCTCCGGCTACGGCTCCGGCTCCGGCTACGGCTACGGCGACGGCTCCGGCTACGGCTCCGGCTACGGCGACGGCTACGGCTGATTGATTGCCAGCCATAGACCTTCGCATGAAGGTCTATCACGGGCGATTAGTCCGGCTACCCACATAGCAGGAATCACCATGAACAACGAAGCCACCACTTACATATTCCGCGAACTGAATAAGCACATGCAGAAGCCGACGACGGAGCTTGAGCAAGCCCGCGGTATGATTCGCACCTTGAATGAAGACCGCGCCGCGTTGCTGAATGCACAAGGCGATCTCAAATTAGTGCTTGCGGCCAAAGATCGCATCATCCGCAACTTGCGCGACCAGTTGGACGAGCTACTGCCACCAGGCTACAAGTTGAATCTCATCGAAGGTGCTTTCACGCCAGTACCGCAAGACATCTTGCACAGCTCCTTGATGGAGATGCTGACAACGTATGCGAGTGAGTACGAAGCCATCGTCACGAAGCATTACACCGCCTACGTGAAGCGCATGGACGATGAAGCGCGTATTGCATCGCGCTGGGATGATTAATCATGAAAGTAATTTTTGTATTGCTGATGGTTATTCCTATGGCTGCATGCGTTGATCATGGCAAATGCTTGCATTCGCATACGGACATGATCATGCAGCCAAATATATCTATGAGCGAGTTGGAAACGTAACCGAACAAGAACTAGTTGGTTTCTATCCGATGTATGTTGAAACGTGCGATCAATGGGAATTTCCGAATGGAAGGCCAAACAAATGAAAAATCCATTAGATGATTCCGAAGAATATCACTACGTCATCGTCCTTGATGCGTGGGACATCCTAGCTGCCTTCGTGGTAGGCGCGGTCTTCGGCGTTGAGATTGGTCTCATGATCGAAGCGCACATCGCAGGACTTCTCTGATGCCAAGCGAACAGCCAAGCACACGCGCTTTCTGGCGATGGATGTTCTGGCTGTTCGTCGCAAACCTCACCGCAATCTATCTGCTGCATCTGTTTGCGAATAATCCAAACATCTAGCCCACAGGAAAGCCCACATGAATGCCAAGAACGAAAGCGGCGAGAAGGTCGCCGGCACGAATCTCACAACGATTCCCGAATACAGCGAAACCGCACTCGCCCTGGCTGATCTCAAGCATCGCTATGCTGGTCGCGTGTTTGAGAGCCTTGAAACCGAGGCACAGCGCAAGGAGGCCAATAAGTGCGTGGCTGAAGTGCGCGGCTATATAACAGCGCTGGAAGCCAAACGCAAGGAGATCAAGGCACCGGCGCTTGAGCGCTGCCGCAAGATCGATTCGGAAGCCAAGCGCATCACAGCTGAATTGTCTGCGCTGGAAGAACCGATGAAAGCGCAGATCGATGCGAAGAAGGCGGAGATTGAGGCAGCTAAAGCTGCTCGTATGCTGGCCGAACAGCAGCGTATCGACGGCCACGAAGCGAACATCCAGAAGCTTCGGGATTTCCCTCTGTCACTGCAGGGGAAGCCGTCCAGCGTGATCGAATCGCGCATCGAGGTGTTTGTTCGAGAGCACTTCGATACCATCGAAAACGAGCATTACGAAGAATTTTCGCAAAGCGCGAAGGATGCCTACTACGCTGCGCTACATAGTGCTCGCTTGGTGTGCGACAAGCAGAAAGAGCGCGAGGCCGAGCAAGCGCGCCTAGCGGAGCTGGAAGCCATGGCCGAAGCTCAGCGCCAAAAACAGGAAGAACTAGAACGCAAACTGCGCGAAGCCGAAGAACGTGAAGCGCTTCGTGTACGCGAGGAACAGGAGCGTGCAGAAGCGGCTGAGCGTGCCGAGCGTGAACGCGCAGAGGCCGCTAAGGAAGCCGAGCGCAAGGAAGAACTGCGCCAGCAGCGTCTTGCCGAACAGGCAAGACTTGAGGCGCAGAGTCAAGCACAGGAAGCCGAAGCCAAGCGCCAGCGCGAAGCTGCCGCGGAGCTTGAGCGTCAGCAGCGCGAGCATGCGGCACAAGTTGAGCGGGACCGTATTGCCAAGCTTGGGCTGATGGATGCAGTGCGCGCCGTGGTTGAGTATGTCGAGAAAGGCAACAGCGACGTACCGCGCTGCATCCTTGACCTATGCGAGGTCTACTACGCTCTGCCGGTCGAGAAGAAGCAAGCTGCTAAGCCAGTCAAGAAGGCGGTGCAGTGATGAAAATGCCAATCACCACCTTCGAGAAGCTCAAGGCACAAGGCGCATGCGAGGAAGGCTATCGTAAGCTAGCCAAAGCACTTGGTGGAATCTCCACGTATGGCAAGGATCGTCCTATCACGCTGATCCAGATATTGGATAGCAATGGATTGGATGATGCGCTTTGGGCGTTACGCGCGTGCGATGAATGTGATCGCTTTGCGCGTGAACTTGCTTGCGACTTCGCCGACGAATGCTTGCCGATATTTGAGAAATACGCGCCAAAAGATGATCGTCCTCGAAAGGCCATTGAAGTCGCTCGCAGGTATGCGCGTGGAGAAGCTACGCAGGAAGAATTGGCCGCCGCCTGGGCCGCCGCCAGGGACGCCGCCAGGGCCGCCGCCAGGGCCGCCGCCTGGGACGCCGCCTGGGACGCCGCCAGGGCCGCCGCCTGGGACGCCGCCAGGGCCGCCGCCTGGGACGCCGCCGAGGCAAAACAAGAACAAATCCTGCGCGCCAAACTTCGGGAATTGGCATGAACGGACGCGGCTACATCGGTGGCTCATCCATTCCAGGCATCCTCGGCGTGTCACCATTCCGCACGCCGTTGGATGAGTACTTGAACATCACCGGAGAAGCGGACACGAGTCCATCGCCGGAAGATCGGGCATTCTTCGATGACCGAAAGGAATGGGAGCCGATCGCGTTCAAGCGTTTCGAGCGCGTCACCGGCATGAAGATCCTGCGCACGAACGTCCGCTATGACGATCCAAACTTGCCGTGGGCTAAGGCTGAAATCGACTTCGAGCCATCCGACGTTGACAACGGCGAGACGAAGACCTCAAGACCTGAGCTGGCTTATCAGTGGGGCGTGCCAGGTGTTGATGAGCCACCACTCTACGTGACGGCCCAGGCCATGTGGGGTTTGGGAGTAACGCGCCATCTCGGCAAGCAGCACACCTACGTGCAGAGATTCGGCCTGGACGAAAACGACATCTACCATGTCGATGCGGACGATGCATTGATCATCGATATCCGTGACCGTGCTGCGTTCTTCTGGAAGCATCACATTGAGAAGCGTCGACCGCCGCAACCGTCCACCCTGGACGACGTGCTCAAGCTATACGGTCGCGGTACAGATCGCGCGGTGGAAGCCAGCGACGACATCAAGGACGCACTGGAAGCGCGCGCCAAGGCCATGAACACCATCGCCATCCACGACGCGATCAAGCTGCAAGCAGAGCTTGAGATCAAGAAGTTTATGCGCGATGCCAGCGTGCTTACCATCGGTGGCCGCGTGGTCGCCACGTGGAAAGCTGATGTACGTGGCATCCGCACCTTTCGCACCAAGTAGCCCACACCGGAGAGACATAAATGAATACCGAAGTCATGCAGTACCAGGGATCGGAAAGCCGCGAGCTTGCGCATCCCAATGAAACCGCTGGAAGCGCCGCCGCAGCTCAGGCTAAGGCACTCGTTGAGGCGCGCTACATCATGGCGTTGCGTCGTCCTCGCAACGAGGAAGAAGTACGTCAGAAACTTCTCAAGGAGTGCCAGCGTCCGAGCTTTGCAGGCGTGGCTATCTATCGCAAGCCAATCGGACAAGGCATTGAAGGTCCAAGCATCCGTTTTGCCGAAGCGGCGCTACGTATGATGGGAAATATCACCATCGACACCATGACTGTGTACGACGATCGCGAGAAACGCATTGTGCGCGTCACAGTGACCGATCTGGAAGCGAACCTTCCGTATGCTCAAGACGTGACAATCGAGAAGACTGTGGAGCGCCGGCAGGCAAAGAAAGGCGACGATATCCTACGCACCCGTCAGAACAAACAGGGCGATACTGTCTACATCATCGCGGCCACCGACGATGAAATTCTCAACAAGCAAAATGCCCTTCTATCAAAAGCTATTCGCACTCAGGGACTTCGCCTTGTACCCGGGGATCTGATCGATGAAGCCCTATACATCGTGCGACAGACTCGCCAGAAGGAAGATGCGCAAGATCCCGATGCGGCCAAGCGGCGCCTGTTTGATGCCTTCAACGAGCAGGGCGTTAGTGCTGCCGACTTGGCAAAGTGGTTGGGCCATCCTGGCGAGAAGCTCACCGAGAAAGAACGAAGTGACTTGCGTGGCATCTATGCAGCTTTGCGCGACGGTGAAACGTCATGGCGCGAAGTGATGGATGCCAAGACAGGCGGAACGGATGAAACGTTGCGCAAAGCATCAGGATTGAAGGATGCCCTGGATCAGACGAAAGCTAAGAGCGATGACGCATCGCTAGCCACCTTCGATTCGGTCAAGGTTTCCATGCAATCGGCCACCTCATCCGATGAACTGGACATGGCTTGGTCGGACAAGGACCTCATCAAGGACTTGAAGCCGAAGCAAGAGCAAGAGCTTGCCACTCTCTATGCGCAGCGGGAAGCGGAGTTGCGCAAATAGTTTTATGGGGTGAATGCGCAGGCTGATGCGCCAAAGACTTCAATTGACAGGTTATGACGGGGAAATCTGGCGCACAGGCTACCCCAATAGTCAGAAGGTCATACATGCCGGAACCTACAGCACCGGCCACCCCACCACTGCAACACCACGAACGGAGACACACAACGATGTACACGCAAAAATCCGTAGGCGCCAAAGTGGTCTCCGTGACCAATCGCGCCGAGAAGCATGGCAAGAATGCGATTGTCGCTGCCCAGACGGTCCGTCTGATGTACCTAACGCACGGCTCGCATCTGGACGAGTTGGATAAATCCGGCCAGTTGCGCAAGGCGCTGTTCAAGAAGCCGGCCGGCAAGAAGAAAACGCCGGAAGGTCAGGGTGAGATTCCGATGGAAGACGCGGGCGACCTCACCGAGATCAAGCTCAAGAACGTCCCGAACATCACCTACAAGGATGCATTCCCTGGCTACACGTTCCTTATGGGTTCGGGCCTGACAGCCACGCAGCCGGTCGAGCAGGATGATTGCAAGATCGATGCCTTTGTCATCACGCCGAAGGAAAACGGCATGGTGCAGATCGAGCACAACGTTCATTTCAAGGTCGATGAAGAACATGCTGGTTTCTTCGCGTGCCAGGTCGGGCGCCTGATGAATGTGTGGCTTCTTCCGCCCGGTGCTGACAATCCGCAGACGGAATTGGAACAGGAGGAAGAACAGGTAGAAGCCGAATAATGCCGCGATACCAGCGGACGTAAGACGGCGGTGAGAGACCGCGCCGGAGACGTAACCGGCACCAATCCAAGCAGTACCGGTGAACCTGTTACGACGGATCACTAAGGAACTCCTCCCGCTGCCACCTGATGCCAGGGGAGTAACGGCAACTGTGTGGGCGGTTGCCGTGTAGCAAGCGATGCCCCGGCGCTATATCCGGGGAAACCTGTCCGCTGCCACCAACAAGGGAAATTCCATGCTGATCATGATCTACGATTTTGAGACATCGGGTTGTCTATCATGATAGACACGACGAAGAAGGCGATGACGTTGGAGAAGGTGCGCAATAGACTTATGGCAATGTCATGCGGTGCAATTGGAGATGAAATTCACGAGCATGGCGAATTTAGACGAATGGCCGATGCCATCGACGCCCATCTAGCCGCGCAGCGCGAGGGTGAACTAGCAGGATTCTTTCGCCAATACGGAAGCAAATCTGGCGATAAGTACATGCAAGTAGATGAAGCTCTACAGCATGAACAATGGGTAATTCCGCTTTATCTAGCCCCACCCACTCCCCGCGTGGAGGTGACGCGCGAACTTACACAACGTGTAATGGATGAACTCAATCGCCTGTATGACTGGGGACCGCCGGATCATGGCAACATTGTCGACATTGACGATTTGCATGATGCCCTCATCGCTGTGATATCGGAGAAAGGTCATGGATGAGTGGCAACCAATTGAGACAGCGCCAAAAAACGGAGAGCACATTCTAGTTTTTGCGGGAAATTATCAATATGTAATGCGAATGGGTTCTTTTGGTTTTCATCTTATTACATCTCCTGCAACCATTCTGCCGCCGTATAAACCAACTCATTGGATGCCCTTACCGGAGCCGCCGAAATGACAAAACACACTCCCGAAGCCATACGAGCTATGGCTTATTCGCTCAAGCATGCCTTCAATTGGATGAAATGTGATGCGGCCATCGACATGCTCAGCGATATCGCCGATGAGATAGAGGCTGACCTATCCGCGCAGCGCGAGGGTGAGGCGGTAGCATGGATGTACCCGGAAGGAGGCATCATTGTGTTCACCGCGAACAAGCACATTGCCTTGCAACGTATGCGCCATGGAATCAAAGTCACGCCTCTCTATAAGGAACCACCCCGTCCCCGCGTGGAGGTGACGGAGGAGATGATCTTCGCGGCAAGACGCGCATATGCTGGACGAGAACATATCGATGAGGGCGATTTTCAGCTTAATGGGATGATGCGCGCCGCCCTCAAAGCCGCGCTATCGGAGAAAGGTCATGACTGACTCCATTTCTATCAATGCACTGACGCTACTTGCTGGGCAATGGCAGGCAGAGGCCGATGACGCCTCGTGTGCCAGAAATCCGCAACGGCGAGAAACTTTGCGCGAATGTGCAGACGCCTTGCGCATGCTCTGCGAGTTGCGTCTTGAGGATTGCCCACATGCCGCGCCATTTCGTTATTGCCAGGAGTGCCCTGTCATACCGTGTCCCGTAGGACTCGGGAGGAGGTCATGAAGCACACTCCCGAAGCCATGCGGGCGATGGCTGATCGCTTGCAAGACAAATCACGACCACTGAGCAGCCTCCTTGCTGCCAGGATTGCAGCGGATATGCTCCGCGATATCGCTGATGAAGTGGGGGCAACGAAATATCCGGAAATTCCCGGGGGTTGGAAGCTTGTCCCGATAAAAATCACTCCAGAAATGGAAGCGGTCTATGAAAACCGAACTTGCCTATATGGGACTGCGCAAGAATTGCATGATGCGTTGCTAGCCGCCGCACCGTCGCCGAAGGGTGATGTATGAAACGCAAAGGCCCCAATCCTCACTCCCGCTTCTCCTGGGCTAGGATCCCCACAGAAGCTAGCGTCACCTATCGCCTGTTCCGTCGCGACTTCAACCGCCGCGTGTACTGCGAATGGTGGACGTTTGAGCGTGAGTCTCGGCAGGAGAGGGCGGTGAAACTGAGGGCCATGCGCAAGACGCTGTTGGAGCGCGTGGATGCGGTGGAATTGCATGAGCTTGGAGTTATGGCATGAAGTACTTAGTAGCCTACGAAAGACATCACGCACAGTTTGCCGCAAGGGAAATTCTTCAACTAAAACCAACGCAATGGATTTTTGTTGGAGATGCATATGCGCTTCGGGGTCGTGACAAGCCAGAAGTAATTTTCATTGATGCGCCTGGATATAAACCGTTTCGCAATGAAATGGAAAATCGTCTTGAAATTGAACGAATGGCAAAGAATAGAAACGCAACAATTAGCCGAGTGGAACTTCCATAAAAAAAGCCGGCCTTGCGCCGGCTTCTTCGTTACTGCAAGTACTCCACTCGTATTCGAACCGCATAGGTCATTGCGCCGGCTGTTCCACTTGCATAGTTAGACGTGAGCCACGTGATATTCGTGCCACCTTTGGCGCTGATGATCTGCACCCCTTGACCAAAAGCACCCACCGCATTAGCAGTGTTCGTAGGAGTGACGGTACTGGCTTGTAGCGCGGTGCTGGTGTCGTTGTCAGTCCACCCTATACCGACATTCGGAAGCGTCGATGAGGCGGCATCTGCGGCTGTCTCCACGGCATACACGGATATGCGATAGAGGCCACCAGCACCAGATGGAACGGCGTACACCGTTGAGCTGGGTAGATTGGCATTGACCGCGGTTCCGGTCGTAACGCGTGCTGTGACGAGCTGGAAGGGCGGCGGAAGGTACTGGCCCCATGCGACCACTGGAATAAGCAAGAGAATGGCTAAGAGGATGTTGCGCATATCAGTACCCAACGATGGTGTAGAGGGTGGTCGCTGCTGAACCGACCGCTGTCACTGCCGTACTAAGGCCCGATGGAACGGTCAGCGCACCGCCAGGCGCAATCGGGAATGCCGTTCCGGTAGCCGCTGCACCATCCAAACGAACGTAAAGCGTGTTGCCATTGATCGACGTGTTCTGGATGGTGAACCAGTGAGGATACGTCCCTGCTGCGGCGATAGTGGTTGACGTGGTTCCAACGGAGCCATTATTGGTCAAACCGGCAGGATTGGAGCTGCCACCTCCTGTGGGTGTACCCGCCGGCGTAATGGGATTACCGGTTACTGGATCTACCAAGTACACCGCTGGCAAAGCATTACCGTATGGACCAGTGACGCTATAAGGCGTAGGGCCACCTCCGGTATAAGGCCTTGCATAGGTAACATTGTTGTTGTTCTGTGCATAAGCGGAATGACAGACAAAACCAAGTACGATGACAAGGACGAATACGAGTGTGGAATGAAATAATCGACGTAACGGATGCATTAGGAAGCTCCCTTGATGCGTTCGGTGACGTGCATGGCGCCTATACCAAGCATCCCGAGCGTGATGGTGGAAAGTTCCGCAATATTAAGCGGATGGAGTGGGATAGGGTGGGCGAAGATATCGCCCACATTCACCATGAGCGGCTGGATGACAAAGTTGTACGCGTATCCGAATGCACACACCCAACCAAGGAAACCGCGCCAGTGTTGCAGCGGATCAGTCGATTGCGCTTCAGCCTTGTCGATATCCGTCTGTGCTTGGATAAGCGCAAGCGATGCTGCGAGCTGCGCTTTCTCCTGTTCGGTTTTATCCGGGAAAATCATTCCCAGGATGCTCTTTGCGGCGGTGGCCGCTTCGCCTATACCGGTAATGTCCATTACGTCCACTCCCCTGTTCTGATGACGTTGGTGAGATACACCGCTCGACGGCCTACTTGTTTGTACCAAAGCGTGTTTTCGAGGTCATTGGCGGCATCGTTGTAGCGAGCTTGTTCCATGCAGCCTAGGAATTGCTGGAATGTGGTCAATTTCTCGTAGCCAAGATTGAAAACCATATCCACTATGGCAAGCTTGCGAGGCTCATCCAAGCCTTCGAACCATTCGAACTTAGCCGCGCCGGACAATGCTTCCTGCGCATCTTCACGCCATAGAAAATCAATCGCGGCAGGTGACATCGGTTTAGTAAGGTTTCGCCCAACACCTACCGATGGATTGCCTCGCACGTAGCTGCTCTGTTTGATGGCGTTCCCTGTCGCATCGTCGTAAACGACGGAAGCAACGCCCTCCCAATCATTTTGTTTTTCACGCAGCTTTGTTACGTCTAGCGATATCGTGCTGTTGTGGGTGGGTGGCGTAATGATGATGATGGTATCTGGAGCGTCGGTCATGACTTTTCCTTCGGCTTGAGGGATGGCGCCATCATATAGATGGCGTTTAGGTAATCCTGCATGCGGTCCATGCGCTGCTGCGTGCTGGTATAGGCAATGCCACCGATGACCGCCATGGCGATGCCAAGTGCGAACATCACCGCGCAGCATGTAGTAGAGATCCACATGCCAATGCCACCTGCATGGACATTGATGGTGGCGTTTCCACTGCTCTGTCTTCGTGGTGGCAATAGCTTCTCAAGACGGTCAAGCTCAGAGCGCAACTCATCCTGAAGATTTATATCAGCCGCTGATTCCGTGGACATTGGTTCTACCCCTGATTTCGGCTACGAGTTCGAGGATACGCGTTGTCGTCTTGCGCAACTCATCCATTTGAATATCTACCTTTTCGAAACGGTTAACCACCTCATCTTTTTTTACGTAGTCGTTTGCCATTTCCTCGCGAAGCTTGAAGTGCGCAAGCCAGAGACGTATTTGACCAATCACGACGAGAGCTAAAACACCCTCGGTGGCCCATTCGGCAAGATGCTGTAGATAGTCCATGATCACAGTCCCATGACGGATTCGATACGCTTTAGTCGAGAGTGTAGGCCAGAGGACGTGGTAGCGTCATGACCTAGAGAGGATTGCAGTGAGTTAAAGGCCCACGAGCACGCACCAATCGCAAACGCAAAGGCGAGTGCGCTAGGAATGGTGACGTCGCTTTTTCGGCGTGGTCTAACGTTCATAGAGATAACCGAAAACATCAATCGACAAGCCAATTGATGGTGTGCTTGCAAACCAATACAAAATAGATTGATTGTTATCTAGCTGCGTGTCGACTACTGGTGTGGTTCCTGGCGCAACGGCTAATGAAAAGTTTGTACCTACACCTGTTGAGCCGGTTGCTCCTGGAACCAAACTATTAGCAATACGGGCGCTAGCTGTCGAATCACCTACAAAGCGCAAGGTTGCATGCGTTGCTGTAATAGGTACAGTGATTGTCACAGTTGTAGCAGTTGTAGCAGTTCCTGAATTTAATGCTCGCTGCGGCGCTGATCCTGCGTTACCCCATCCAAGTGAAATACGGTTTCCGTTTTGTTGGAAATAAAAAATCTGGGATGACGCATTCGTTAGGACACTACCTAAATAACGACGTGAGTTATCTCCTGTCTTAGCCCTAGCTGTGCCGTTATAAGCCGATGCAGGAGCCGTTGTGACGCATTCAATGGCTGGCGTGCCGGAATTGAGATATGCATATACGTGGTACTGCGTCGATGCGGAAAGAGATAGGCCGCTAAGCGTCAACGTCGATACGGACGATATAGATGTGCCATTTGCGACTTGGCACGTGCCGGATGATGAACTGATGGAAGTCGCGCTGTTCCACGACAGAATAAAGCCATCGATATACCCGGGTGGCAACGCCTGCGATATGTCAGACGCTTGTAGAGACCGAAACGTAGGCGCTGCTGCCGATCCTGACGAAGGTCCGGCAAATACTGTATTGGCCGACTGTGTTGCCAAGCTCACGGCCAAAGTTCCAGAAGACGTAATCGGAGATCCAGCAACACTCAGAAACGATGGAACCGACATCGCTACCGAGGTCACATATGAAAGCGAGGGAATGTCGGCGGATACCAACGCTCTGAAAGATGGCGCACCATTCGATCCGTTGGGAGCGGCCCAGACTTGGTTTGCGGTTTGCGAAGCTTTGGTAAACGTTAGCGTTCCGCTTGTCGTGACAGGTGAACCCGAAACCGTAAATTCAGAAGGGGACGATAAACCCACTGACGTTACTGAACCACCACCTCCCGTTGCGCTTAGAACACCGCCTGTAGATAAACTAAGTCCTGAACCTATGGTGATGGCCGATGGAATGCCGCTGGATGTGGACGGATTGCCAAGAAGCGTCGAGGCGGCTTGCGAGGCCAGCGTCAATGTCACGTTTCCGCTTAGCGCACCGCCTCCCGCCAAACCCGTTCCTGCAATGACCTGCGTGCTTGTGGTGACGCCATTGGTAATGCCATAGCCTGCCAGCGTCGTCGGCGTGGACGTGATGGAAGACCATGCAGGCGTGACGGTCGTATTGGATGCGGCAGTAATCTGGCCTTGCGCGTTGACGGTAATAACCGGGGATTGCGTGGAACTCCCATAAGTACCTGCCGTTACGCCCGTCGTATTCAGACTTGCGCTGACAGTATTCGTACTGCTGTTGTAGGCCATGGCCACAGAGCCAGCCGTCGCCCAGGTGATCGCCTGCGTCTTGTTGATGCGACCGTACGTATCGAACGCCGTGGCCTGTAATGTACCGCCCGTGGTGGGCGTAACCGTCGTCAGGTTGGCCGTGATCGATGACCCACGCGCATACGAAAAGGTGATATTGGCGTCGTTCGAAAGAATCTGACCTATCGCATCTTGAGCACGCAAATTAGTGAAATAGAGATTATGCGTTCCTTCGGGGACGTTATCCGTTGTTCCAGAAAAGGACGATACGGCGCTCAACACACCATTCGAAAGCGAAAGACCTGAACCAATGCCAATAGCGGAAGGTGCGCCCTGAGAGCCGGAATCATTGCCAAGGATCGTCCCTGAAGGAATAGAGACGAAATTATTATTCGTGGATTGGCTATTTTGAAAATAGCGATACCATGGAATCGTCATGAAGCCCGCACTATCGGTGACAGGCTGCCGTGAGGTAGGCAATGTCAGGTTGATGGTTTGGCTCATGGCTCAAGCCATTCGATGATGCAGAGACCGTTTTCACCCGAATCGCCGTTTTGGGAAGTTCCCCCTGTACCACCTCCACGGCCATCCCCGCCGCTACCTGGACCAGCGCCAGTCCCGCGGCCCCCGCCCCATGCAGCACCACCCCCGCCGGGTATGCCTGCGCCTGGGTTCACAGTTATGCCGCCGCCTCCGCCGTTCCAAGTAAAGGCCAATCCCGACGCGCTACCGCCATTCCCGGGGCTTCCTCCCGCTCCCGCGCCGCCACCGCCTCCATTCGCAGTGATACCTAGCGCCGCAATGGTGGAATTGCCGCCATTGGAACCAGCATTGCCAGGGCTGCCGCCAGATCCACCAGTACCTATCACGATGGCAAGGGACGTATTTCCTCCCAGCGAGATAACGCCTTCGCAATAACCGCCAGCTCCCCCACCCGATCCGGGACTTGCGCCGCCGATGCCGCCGCCGCCGCCGCCGCCAGCCCCCCATAGACGAAACTTGGCGTATTGCACATTGTTGGGACGGGTCCATGTGGTGGAATTGGAGATGGCCACCATTTGCCAAGCGCGATTAATTTCTGCCCCCACGTATTGCGTAGTGGCAATCTTGTTGCTGTAGTCACCAGGGCTTTGCGTAGTTGTCGTAGGACTTCCCGAAAAAGCATTGGTGACCGTTTCCTGCACAAACTGCGTTGTAGCAATGTTCGTGCTGTTGTCGCCTACGGTTGGCGTCGGGGCCGTTGGCGTTCCGGTGAACGATGGACTATTCAATGGCGCGAAGCCATTGATCATGTCGCCATATCCGACGCTTCCCACGGTCCAATAGGGATTTGTGGGCGGATCTGTATCGGTCGAAGGCGATAGCCAGAAATCGTATTCAAGCGTCGAATCAACAAAACACACGCATTCGCCGTTCGCATCCAGAACGATGGGATTCGTGTTGGGCGTTCCGTTGATATTGGAATACGTCGCTTGCTTGGTTTGCGTACCCGCCGCATACGTAAACAGAAGACCCCCCACCAAGGGATTGGTGGTTCCAGGTATGAAAAATTGAAGCTTGGGAACAGGACTGAGATTCAAGGGGCCGGTCATGAGTCAAACTCCATCGAGGTTGCGAACCCCATTTTATGGAGTTCCGGTAAGCATTCTTCCAAACCATCGCCAATGTCATTGCGAACCATCATGTTCGAGACATTCACTTTCTTGACTAGTTTGTCCACCTGTTTCTTGGCGTCCTTCACCGTCTTACCGATGCCAGTAGCTACGAGCACGTAATTTCCTGAGGTCGTGAAAATGTCTTTCTCCACGACTTGATCGTCTTCCATCGCCGGACCTCTCTCGATCTGCATGCAAACGGGGTGAATACGATCCCACCGTTCCGGCATCTCGATCGGAAGGTTCATGCATTCGGCTTCGTCGCAGTCATCGCGAGGAAAAGGAGGAATCGCGACCACTTCGCCTATAGCTACGTCATAGGACACATTGAGCGTGTCATGACCGTTCAAAAGGTCCTTCATCCATAGCACCGGATCGACCTGATGAAGATCGGATGCAATCCAGTCATACGGCCATCCAGGTCGCGTCGTGAACTCAAGGGGGTAAATCTTTCCAGTACCCTTTTCGATGATGCAATTGAGGTCGATATCTCCGATATGGCCGATATCGATCAAGTGCTTGACAAGTTCCGGCATGAACAACTCGTCAGCCATCTTTTCGTTTTTGCAGTATTGGATGACGGTTCCCATCTCTCCCGTATTAGGACCATAGTTACCCGGCATGAGCTTTTTGTGCTCAAAGTTGATATTCCACTTATTCGGCAAGGGGCCATCTGGACCGAACCAGCACGAAATGCCCATCTCGTAACCGTCGATCTTTTCCTGCAGCATCACCTGACCTTTCGGATTCAGACCGAGTTTGATCCATCTTTGGATGCGACCAACCAGGTCAGCAGGCGTCTTAGCCACATAGGAAAGGCTTTTGTCTTCGTTATCGCCCATGGTCTTGAAGACATAGGCTTGATCGGATTTACGCGCAAAATTCTCCGCCTCTTTCATCGAATTGAACGTGTGATAAGCGGGAACCAGGAGGCCCAGCTTTTCCAGCAAGCGCATGCCCTTGGCGCGTTTGATTTCCAGATCTGAAGATGCTTGCGACGGTGCAAAAATCGGGTACCCGTGCTTTTTCCACTCGTCCATTTCCTTGATGAAAAGCGCATTCGAGGACAGCCATATCAGGCCGTCTTTTGCCCATTTCATCGAGGATTTCCAATCGTTGATCCTCTGTATGCCGGGGAAGCCTTCGCCATCCTTGAAGCTGTTTCCTTCCTTGTCCTTGTTGTACCAGCGCACGTCATGGCCGTGCTCAATGCACCGCCATGCGAAATCAAGTCCACAACGATCCGTATCGATAATCAGGACGCGCATTAGCGTTTCTTCGCCTTTTTGACATGAACAGGAAGCTTCTTGATCTTCTGATGCTTGCTGTCCTTGACCAATTTCTTGGCGGTTTTCATCGGAACGCCTACGCGTGCCGCCACTTTGGGGTTATCTTTGGCGGCATACATCAGGCGTGCTTGCGCTTTGGACTTGAATGGCATGGGAGTCTCCTATGTGGCAACGAATCACCGGTATTTTGCTTGCGATCCTCATCCTTAAAGCGATTCAACTCCTACATGCATGTCTTTGGCTGGGAATGAAGGAAAGCGCTGTCAAGCGCCTACTGTTGGGGGACTTGCGTAATCTGCTGCGGTACCGGTGGTGGCGCATTCGGAGCAAGAAACGGTCGCGACACCAGCGCGTTTGCCGGATTTCCTAAACGTTGTTGGGCCAACTTGGCCAGGTAGTTGGTGACTGCATTCTGTTTGGGTGCCAAAGCCCGTTCGAACAGCCATTGCGCAGGTCGACTATAGGCCGCATGCGCCGCCGCACCCGCTGCAATAACTGCTGGCAAGTGGCCGGTGGCAGCACCGCCTCCCAGAATCATCGAATCGAGCAAGTAACGACCCGCTGTGCCGCTGTCAGCGACTTTGGAAGGGAGCGTAGCCTGTCCAGCGTCCGCCAGATCCTGCATCAGTGCGTTGCCTTGGCTGAATCCGCGTTTTTTGTAACTGGCATCTTCAGCACGTACTGCTGAACGCAATGCGGCAGGCGTGAACTTACCTTCCTGACTGCCCACACGAGCCGCGGCATTTTCGACTCTGAGCATCCGCGCATGAGCGGCATCCGTATTTTTCAGGTCTTCGGCCAATTTCCCAGGATTCTGACGTTTCAGCATGGCCTTGACGTCGGTTTGCACATGCGAAAGCGCTTGGCCGTACTGGCGCAAGGCAGGATCCACGGATTGATTGGCCGCACGAATTTCATTGCCGAGGCTGCTGATGACTTCCTTGACCGTCTTTCCCCCGACCGGCTGACCGGTCCCCAGTTTTTGCAAGACCGTTTCATCGACGGTTTGCGATAGCTTCCGTGCGAGATGTTCGGGAAGCGTATTGATATTGCTGCTTAGCGTGGATGCAATGCGATTAGTAAGCTGTGCATCCACGCGGCCTTTCATCTGTCCTAAAACCTGATCGTACTCACGTGAAATCAAGTCACGTGCTTCGGAAATGGCGTCATATCCGGCCTGGATGGTTTTCCCAAGCTTGGCATTGATCGGCGCCAGCGCTTTGTTCACTGAAGCCAGATTGAAGTCATTCAGGGCGCGTCGCTGAGCGCGAGCGATGGCATCCCCAACGATGGGAATGCTGGTCGCCTTGTCCTCGATCGTCTTGGCCATGCCGCCCAGCATTTGACCGGGCGTAAGACGAACACCGGCCTGCATGAGTGTTTTTGCTTCGGGCGTCGCCAATCCGCGCATGACATTCGATGCAGCGGCACCAGCACCGGGAATGGCTGTGCCTAGACCTGCGCCTAAAAGCGTGTTGACAACGTGCTCACGCTGAGAAGCGTAGGGAGCTGCATAGCCCTGAGCGCCACCTGAAATGCCACCTGCAAGGAGCCGGGGAATCAGAGCCGTACCCACGACACCCGCGGCCCCCGCCGCCTCAGGCGCAAGCAAGGTGGCTGGGATGGCCTCGCCGACATAGCCAAGGACATTGCCCGTTACGCCGGCCTTGGTACGCATCAAGGCAGCGTCTTGCTCCCGTGCTCTTGCCACATCCTCCTTGGACACCTTACCGAGGATCTGGCCCAATCCTCGCCCGGTGTCATAGATGGCTTTGCCAGCGCCAACCGCTAGACGCTCTCCGGTCGACATGTTGGCGACCATTTCATCCTGCGTTTTTTGGTAATTCGCTTCCTTCTGGGCTTTCCATTCGGGCGTTCCGGGACGTGGCCTGGATGCGAGGGGAGACGCGCGGCTACCCGAAAGCCAAGCATCCGGGACGTTGTAACCCTTGGCTCTGAGTTTTTCGGCCAATTGCGCCTTGGTCGTTCCATCCGGAACGCCTTTTATGACAGTACCATCCGGGAGAGTGACATCAATGCTCATAGGTCATCCCAGTTCACGGTTTTGGGTTGTGACGATGATCCGGAAGGTTTGGATGTACCAAATTCCTGCATGTTGGACAGGATGACGTTGCGCTGATCCTGCACTGCTTTTTGCTGACCAGCGATGTCCCTGTTCATGACGCCTAGAATCGCTTGGAGCTGCTGCGGTGAGGGCGCCTTGCCGAACATCTCCATGGCTTCTGCTTGGGTGGATACCGGCGTACCAGCTGCCCCAGTCTGACCGCCCATGATGCGTGCGTAGTCCGCCGAGGCTGTACGCAAGGCGGTATCGAATGCCGCTACATCGGGATCACCGGTAGATTTCTTGCCCGCATTGAGCCATGCATCGATGACCGGCACACCGGATCGCGTCAATTTCTGCGACATGTCCGTCAAGACCTGCGCATTATTCAGGAATGATTGCTCAGACCTTGCCATCGCATCCGATTGCTTTTGTAGATTGGTCAGGGATGCCTGAAACGCCTTGTTGCGGCCAGATGTCGTGGCCAATTCCTGTGGCGATACGCCGGCATCCTTGGCGATCTTGGCGATCTGATTCTGTACCGCCGCGCGCTGTGCCACGGCCTGCTTGCCATAGCCCTGAATGGCTCTCGTGCCTGTCAAAATCTGCTGCCAGGCCGCATCAGTGAGTGCATCCTCGCTCAAGCCGGCCGAGGCATCCGCTTCTGCCTTTTCAGCGCGCGCTTCGCGCGCCTTGGCAAGGCCAAGTTCCTGTTCGCGAATGCCAATCCCTGCTGATTCGAGACCAATGCGTTCCTTACCCAGTTGCAATTGGGCGCCTTCATAGGCTTCCCGCATTTGCTGGGCTTCCTTCTTCTGATTGAGATCTTGTGCCTGCTTGTAGGTAAGACTCGTCGCCCGGACCTGCACTGGGTCGAAAGCCTGAGGCAATTGGCTTTTCATCAGGTCTGGGATCGATCCGCTCTGGGAAAGCTGTTCCATGCCTTCCGAATAGACCTTTTGGGCGATCCGCTGGGCTTCCTGGGGAGCCTTGCCTGCGGCCAAAGCCTGATCGTAGGCATTCAAGGCCGGATCGCGCACGAGCGCCTGAATGTTCTTTTGGGCTGCCAATCCCGCTTCGGCTTGATCCTTGGCGGTCAGGGCGCGTTTTTCTTCCAGGGCTGCTTTCTGCGAAATGAGTTGCTGCGCTGCTTGTGGTGCGACACGGCCTATGTTCTGGATGGCCTCAGCATTAGGCATGCCATCCGGACCAAAATTGGCTGGGTTGGAGTAGATGGCGGCCAACGCATTCTGCATGGCCTGCTGCGTCTTGAACTCCTGATTCGCCTGACGCATCTGCATGATCTGCGCCAGGGAATTGGGAGTAAAGCCTTGAGGCGCGGGTGGCGCTCCGGCAAGGATAATCGATGGATCGAGTGGCATGACTAGGCCCCTGTAATACCCGATGGGGCAAAGTTTTGGGTGAAATCTGGCATGTAAGCACTGCTCGGAATATTGGTCATACCTCCACCACCACCGCCGCCAAATCCACCATTCATCTGCATCATGAGACCCAAGTTACCTAGGCTGGACAGACTATTGCCAATCGCATTGGCTCCGGCCACCTTTCCTGCTGCGATGGCATTGCCCGCTCCCATCATGTTGTTGCCGATCTGTGTGGCGGTATTCGCGCCGAGACCCGCCGTCATGCCTGCCGAGTTGGCGCCGGTATTGGACAGTCCCGAAAGCATGTTGTAGATGGAATTGTTCTGATTGAGATAGTTCTGAAAAGCCTGCTGGTAATCCTGATTCGCTAGGCCTTGGCCATAGGTCATAAGAGCCTTGAGCGTATTGCCGGAATTGATTCCGCCCGTCGCGCTGGCTGAATTGGTAATGGCTTGCAGGCCTTGTCCCAATTCCCATTTGTACCCCGGGCTTTCCTGATACTGCGACGCACTGAAGGGCGCAGTAAGCGATGGCAGCAAACCTTGTAAGGTACCCAACGCCGACGATCCGGCATTGACCCAGGGCGATAACCGCTCGACATTCTGGTTGTACATTTGGAGCTGCGCTTGCGTGGCCGCATTGGCCGCTCCCGCTTCGGTATTCGCGGCGGATTGCGCCCCCTGCGAAGACATGACCCCCCCCAGGATCGCGCCACCTGCCGCGATTGCGGCTCCCCAAATCTCAGCCATAGCACGTCTCCTAGATCAATTCGCCATTGACGCCCGGTTTAAAAAAATGGCTCACCCATACCATGCGGGCATCATCCGCCTTCGTTCCGATACCTTCAATCGGAAAGCGCGAATGAAACAAAGGAGCATGGAAGATAAGCGCCCTGTTCTTTTTCCCTCGCACGAAATCCGTAGGTATCCACTTGTCCGGGTCGCGCGACACCATATCGGCTTTCAATTCTTCCAAGATGCCTTGCGCATGCATCTGCGCGAAGGACGGCATTTCGTTCAGACCCGTCCGTTTGTGCCTGTAGAAGGCGGTTCCATATTCTTCCTCATGGTCGGTCAGATAGCAGATCGCCGTGTGGTTGCCTGACTCCCGATCACTATGGATATAGGCTTTCTCCATGCCTGGAACGGTGTAGCGGAAATACATGGTGTTAGGAAGGATGAAGCCTACCGCCTGCATGAGAGGTTTTAGCATCAAGGCATGATTGCCCCAGAAACCCATGCCCTCATAAACCGATGACCCAACTTCACCCTTGTTGGGCCGCCATGTGTCGAACCCTGCGGCTAGCGCAGATTGACGCACAGCATCGATGTCAGCACAAAAGTTGTCGATGACCATGAAACTCATTTAGCCGTCTCCGATGGATGCGCCGACCAGGCACACTTGCGTATAAGCGTCGCTGGAAATCTCAAAAATGCGATCAAGACCGGTGTTCCTGCGCGTCGATCCGATGCGACGGAAGATGACGCGTTGCGCCGTTTGTCCTATTAATCCCATGGATTGTTCCTGAGCATTGGACCAGTTATGGCCACCATCATCGGACCATGTGAGTCGAACAAGTGCTAATGGAAATGTCATGGCTAAATGTTGCTTAGATAGGGAGGTGAACCAGAAGCCAAATTGTTAGAGAGAAACATTTGATTGGCGACTGGCGACCATACAAGCATCCCTCCACCAGGATGAGTGGCCCCAGGTGGAGTAGACCAATTAATACCATCGGGGGATGCCCATAGGCCACCTCCCGTCGATGAAATGCAGACAAAGAGAGAAAGCGTAGGACACCAACACACCCCATTGCCTGCACTTCCACCAAAATTATTTACATATGTCCATGAACCCGATCTAGTTCGATAATAGATCCCACTTTGAGCTCCTACGACGGCTATATCCAAGGTTGGGGAGTACGCCACCGTGCCAACACGATCCGTGCTTGATATAGGAGTCGTCCATACTGTCGGTGCATTATTAGCACCGACTCCTACTGACTCATAAATAGCATTTTGCCCAGGTGCTACCCATACATTCCATGAGGATATGTAAAGACCTGCAAAAGGCAAAATAGAATCACCAACATTAAATCCACTCGGAACGGAAGGAATGGACCATGTTTGACCACCATCAACCGAATAAGCAGCGCCTCCACCAAACCCATAAATGAACACGCAAGCCGGTGTGTAAATGGCCTGATCAACTATGATGCCCGAATTAGTCAGTATGGACCATGTATTACCACCATCTGTTGAACGTGCAGTTTTAGCGGAATTGTCAGAAAAAGCTAGAATGGTTCCTTGAGATGCACCCGCACAAAAAACACTATCGCTTCCTGATAAACCAGTGGATTTACTAGACCAGGTTGCGCCTCCATTGGAGGATAGATAAACACCACCGGTTGAATCATCAGTGGAAATAAAAATTCCAGATGAAGGATCAGGATAAGGCGGTGAAATTCTGGATTGCGTTGTAGGAAGTTGCGTCTGAGGTATCCATGTCCATGCGTATGGAGCCAAAGTCTGACTAGTATCAGATCGACTAGTTCCATTTCCATATACATCGATGGCTTGAACGGACCAATTGTATGTACCTTGTGTTGTTCGAGTTCCTGTTATCAATCCTGAGCTTGACATGGATAGACCGGCAGGAATCGCTCCACCTACAATCGCATACCTTACTGGGTTAATGCCGTTAACAAGAGAATATTGAAGACTAGCCGGTATTCCTGAACGACCATTGCCAAGTGTTCCATCAATCCTATAAGGGATATTTGATGCATAGGGAAGTGATCCGGTCTGCATATCGATCTTCAACGATCCGAATCGAACCGGTGCATTTATGGGTTGTTTCAGCGCCCGCCAACGCCGCATCCACCGTTTTGGATTACTGGGCGGTGTGGTGGCCAAGTCATCCGTGGCATACAACATATCAAGCACGGAAAGCCGCTGGGAGGTCGATGATCCAACCACGTGCTGTTTGTTGAAGAAGGCATAACACGACGGATCCCAACGATTGTAGGAACCATCGATGAACTCGCCGCGTTCGTGCCAAAGGCCGGTCGTTAGGTCATAGACCCATGTCGCATTGCCGGACGGAAAGGTCAGCACGTAATACACATGACCTGCTTGTGTGTAGCAGAATCCAATGGCATCGGCGATACCGATGGAACTCAGTTGCAGATAACTGGAAATCTGATATTCGACTGCATGCGTGGAAATACGCTGTTCGGAATAGCCGTTGTTGATATAGACCTGCAACGAACCCTTGTCGCTCTGACCGAGCCAGAAAACGCGGTCCTCGCTGGTAGCGACGGAGAAAGGCGCGGCGCAACCGACATTGATGAAAGCGCCTTCCATGCGTTGAAAGGCGAAGCCATTGAGTCCGGCGTTATTCCATATCTCGATGGATCGTTCCTTGACGACCCAGAGTTGCCGAAATAGCGTGACAATCGCTTGAATGTTGCTCGGTTCCGAGTCAGCACTGGAAAAATTCAAGGCATCCCAGGTGCTAAGGTCATTGAGATTGGATTGGTAGAACTGATTCGTTCCCCATATGCCCACAATCCCAAATTCGTCTTGGATGGTAGCGACCCATGAAAAATTGGGAATCGTGGTAATCCGTGCCCATGTTCCCGACGACCAATACCATCCCTGAAAGCCATCAAACACGGCATATTGCGAACCGTTATCGATGATCGAAACGGGACCGCTAGCGGTATTGAGATAGCCCAATGCCGTGACGTTGTTGTTGATGTCGATCTGTACGACTTGATTGCCGAAAACCGCAATCAGTTTCTTGTTGGCAGCGGCACGAAGACCACGCAAAGGACCGGCCACAGCACCCGATCCGCTATTGGAAAGTGTTAACAGGTTCTTCTGGCCCGGTGTGGAATAGAAACCACCGATCTGCTTCCCATCCTTCGTTTCCACGATTTCGGGGATGAGATTCATGCAGCGGTTGTCCGCCAGGTTTGGCGAAAGCGATTGATAGGTACCGCCGAAGAAAGGGGTTTCCATGGCTATCGTCCCGCTGTCGAATCCCTGTAGATGTTGTAAGTCGGCGATGCCCGGCTGACGATTTCCGCATCGTAGTTCGCGATGTTCTGGCGCATGTTGGTGCGCTTGATAGCCGCCAGCGTCTTGGACGCCAACTCCCTGACATCGGGATCCAACTGTGCATCCTTGAAAAACGGTTTGATCCAGACTGCCAGATTGCTGAATATCGCCGCTTCGTAGCCCGGCGGAAAGCTCATGGACGATGTCAGGCTTGAAAAATCGGTGAGCTGCAAGTAAGCATCGAAATAGAGCGTGTTGCTTTCGTTGGGGGTCGGGAAGACGTTGATGATGCCCAAGGGATATTGCGGATCGTAAAAGATCGTGTCCGGGATATTCGATGTGTTGGTCAATAGACCTATCATGTTCCATCGGTCTTGTGGAATGACCTGGACCGGATACCGGTTCTGATTCTGATCCATGATGTAGGCCGCGACCGGTCCTTCGATGATCTTGATCGGACGCGTGCCATTGATGTTGCCACCTGCACCTACGGTGTAACGATTCTGTCCCACCACCAGTGGCAAGGATTGTTCCTGGATCGCGTAGCAGGCCAGCGATTCGTTAGACCATGAATCCATCATGGCATTGAGCAATTGCAAGCCGCGCGAGGCATCCGCAGCGGTCAACGTTTCTCCAGGCGCATAGATGCCCAGCATTTCCAGGGATGTCTGAATCAGGTTTTGCGCCGTTGTCATGGCCCATCCTCCATCACAAACAGGACATCCATCTCGCACATGGCCAGGAAGGTTTGGCCGTCGTGTTCGAACGGCTGCTGGGCGTACTTGCCGAACATGATTCGATCGCCTATCTGGACCTGCATGGGATCGCGAGTGCCATCATCCTTGCGGCGTCCAGGACCGATGGCGACGACCGTACCCGCTATCGGCTTTTCAGCGGCGTGTTGCACTAGGACCAAGCCAAAAGACGTCAAGGTTTCCGCGGGGAAGGGCCTCACGATGATGCGGTTATCGAGCGGTTTGATGGTCATCAGTCCAGAACCTTCATGCGGTCAGAAGTGGGCTTGCGCTTGGAGCCTTTCTTGGGTCCGGGTTTCTTGCGTGGCGTTCCGGATTTGGTCAGGGCGACGGGATGAATGGGATCGACAGGTACCTCGCCGTGCCCCATCACCGCCGATTCTTCCTCGACCGAGTTGACAAGGATTTCTTGACCACTCGGGGAACGGATGAACTTTGGGTATTCCTGATAGGGCGAAGCGACATCGGTTGCTCCAATCAGCGAAGGCGTACCATCGGCGGGCATGTACCCCCTCGATTCGTACCATTCCTGCTGATCGGGATTGAGCACCGTCACGTCAGGGAAGCGGTCGGACGTTCCGGGGAACCATACATCCCCCGGCTTTGGCTTGTAGTTCTTGGGCGGGACTTCCTGCGGAATGCCCTTCACAAAGGCCGGGTGCTTCATAACTTTGGGATATCCCGGAATCATGATTCGCCTCCTTAGGATTGGGTGGTCAACGCGGCTTCTTCGTCGACATTGTGGACCACCTTGTCCCCGACCATCTTGGGGTATTCCTGCGGCTGGTAGGATTCGCCGCCGATTTCCTTTTCGAGGTTTTCGAGCTTTTCCTTGATCTCGCCCCATTCGTCGCTGGCTTTGACCGCCAAATCATGCAGGTCAGTTTCGATGGCGGCTTCAATCAATTTCCAAAGGTTTTCCATGGTGCAATTCCTCACGAGTAGTCAGGGTAAATGATGGGATCAGCCCAAGTCTTTTCCTTGCCTTCGCGAATCTTCATCGCAATCGCATCGCAAAGCTGCTGGGCGTGGTCTTCGACCATGGCAGGACCTATGTCGATGGATCTCTCTGTGCCGGTCTGTGGGTGACGTTCCAGTACGCGTACCCGGAAAAGCTGCTGTTTCTGCATCGCGCCTTCCTCCAAAAAAATGGGCCATCTCCCCACTGCGAGAGATGGCCCAAGAAGTCTACGACAAGTTCACTGCTTGAGTAGATTGAGGCCCTTCAGGATAGCCACCAAGTCACCAACGGTGTATTGGGTGGTTCCTACGCCGCCGGTCGTGGCGCTGTTGACAAAAAGACCAGTGGTAGAACCTGCCGTCTGGAACGTAGCATAGCCAGTAGGCGTAGCCTGAGGAACACCCTGAGTCAGACCGTAGAAACCGATGTTGTCGGTCACGGACGCACCAAGGATGGTGCCGATGGGATTTTGGTCCGAGAGCTGACGCGGACCCGGAACGAGCGTGGCGGTAGTTGCAATACCCATGTGTGCGATCTCCGATTAGTTGGTCAACCGGCAGCCAAGCTCCGGGTAATAGGTCGTGGTGCCGTAGAGAATGTCCATGCGCGTCGGGAAGACGTCGTTGTTGATGTCGTACGCGCGGATGATGCGCATGGAGATGTTGCGGAACGTCTCTCGGGCCTTGAAGTCCACGCCTTCCGGCAATTCCAGCGGCACACAAACGAGACCGAAGCAGTCTTTCGTAAAGCCCACGTTCTGCGCATATTGCGTGCTGGCCGAACCCTTGACCGTGATCGTGGCGTTGTTGGCCGGAGATGCCGATACGGTCTGATACGCGCCGCTGGTGACGATGGCCGGATAGATGGCGATGGTCGAAGCACCCGCACCGTTTGAGCTGGCTGTGGCTGTGACCACGAAGTTTTGCAGCGAACCGGTGGAGATTTTCGTGCGCGGATTGACCGCAAAGACGCCTGCAATCGTGAACACGTCGCCAACGTTGAGCAGCCCGGAAATCGAAGCGCCCCAACCGCCGGTCACCAAAGATGAACCGGTCTGGCCCGCGCCATTCACCACTGGGGTACCCGAATAGGCGCCGACCGTCTGGGTGTACACGTTCTGGTCCATGAAAATCTCGAAATTGGCGATATTGGCCAGGAAGCCCTTCAACGCCGGTTCTGCCACGGACTGCACGTACAAATTCACAAGGCCATTGGCCATCGACCAGTACGCCGCCGGATTGAGCACGAGCGTTCGCGTGCTCTGCGGTACCGCGCCTTCATCCATGCGCTGACCCACCGCCGCGATCGATGCGAAGCTGTTCGGCAACGTGCCGGGCGTGCCCACTTCGTTGAACACCTGCGGCGTGTTGGCCAGGATGGTCTGATCCAAGACGTTAGCAAGCTGTTCGCCGGCAGGGAGAAGATAGCGTTCGCGGAACTCCTCGACCGTCAGCGTCAATTCCTGCGAATTGAACTGGAAGTCCACGTGCTGCTGATAGGAAATGGTGATGCTGGTGGACGGTTCGGCGATGTCCTGTACCGCCAGGCCCGGACCGTTGGTCACAACGAACTGATTGGGTTTGCGGATGGTCAGCGAGGAACCGATCTTGACGAACTGGTTTTCGAACTGACGGTTGACCTTGTTGGCGGTCACCAGGTTGTTGACCAGAATCGGCAACGTTTCCTTGGTGATGATACTCGGGGTAAGGAGGGCATTCGATGCCATGGCTTATATCTCCGGCCATGGCATCGGTTAGCCATGGCAATCAGGGTTTCTTTTTCCCTCGCATTTCGGCGAGGCGGTTTTCCATGTAATTGGGATCTTCATCGGGCGAGACCGCTGAGGCTCCATTCCGGTTGCCTGCAAGCTGTGTCGGTGGCGCTGGCGCTTTCGAAGTCGTCCGGGGCGCGGAAATCTTCTGGGACAGGATGCCAATCTCCAACACCGCCTGCGGGATACCCATTGCCGCAATGCGTCGCGCTTCTTCCGGGTGCTGACCCATCCAGTACATGACATCGTGCCCGTTCGGCACATTGAGCAAAGCCATGCCTACGTGCTGCGGAATCGGAAGGTCAGCCGCTTCGGCGATACTCTCGAAATCCGGATACTTCTCGATGGCTTTGGTTCGGCCCTCATGCCATTTGGTCAGCGCCTTTTGAAACTCATCCGTCGTGCGGGCTTCCTGAGCTTTACGCGCCTGCTCGGCTTCGTATTGCTTGACCGCTTGGCGCGTAGACCAAGATGCGACAGCCTCCACGTACTGATCGGGGTCATCGAACTGATCGCGACTGGGTCGGGCATCGTCCGTGATATCGGCACGGTCATCAGTACGAACGGGCTGACGGTGTTCCTTGAGCAATCCCAAGGCTTCGTCCAAGCGCCGCGCGTATTCCTCTTTCTCGCGCCGAAATTCTTCCCGCTGCTTGGTGAGTTCGTCGATGCGTTTCTGAAAGCCGCCCTTGCTATGCGGTTTCGCGGCAGGCTCGGTGCCGGTATCAGTGTCCGACGTGGCCGAATCGTCGGCAGGTTCGCCCGCATCTGGCGCGGGAGCGGCTGCGGGCGACTGTACACCGGGGTCATTACCGTTTTCAACGGGCGCAGGACTGGCGTCGTCTGACGCAGTCGCGGGTGCAGGAACTGGGGTGGGGAGGTCCGAGGTGGCGGAAAGGCTGGGCTGAAACTTGCTGTTCGTGCCCATGTCGAGGGCGGTCGTATCGGGCATAGGTCACCTATGGATGGTTGCCCCGGAAACCGTCCGGGTGCGGTATATAGCAAAGTTACTGGTGTTTATCATCGTGGGATGGTTCGGACATGCGTGCGCCATCCATGGCGTGGCCATGCATCATGTCCAGCGTCCGCATGGTCTGTTCGACATACCCCGCATCGATCTTCTGACCTGCCGCCAGCATTTTCTGAACGATGCCGAGAACCTTGGCCTCGAAATCCTTTTCGTTTTTGTCTTGCATAATCATGCGGTCGGCGGTCTGATCCTGGATGACCTTCTGCATTTGCATGCGCTCCATCGCCATCTGTTGCAACTGGCCCTGTAGCGAGAAAATGAGCGCCTGAATCTGCGGATCGATGTCGGTCATATCCGGAACCAATAGGTTCGGCGGCAAGGTCTTGGCCAACCGGGCCGCGAACTGATCGGCCTCCGGCCAGTCCATGTTTTTGGCAATCAAGTCAGCAACCTTCGTGGCCAGCTCCGGTGGCATGCTACCCACGAATTTCAGCATCTGATCTACCGCCTCGATGCGTTTGGTGGCATAGCTGGGACCGACCGTGACCGTGACGCCGTACTTGCCAATGGTCGGGTTGAATATCGGCAACTCTTTGCCCTGTACGTCCTTGCCCATCTGCAATGGCTTGGGGGCATTCGGATCGACTCGGATCGTCTGCTCTTTGCCATCCTCGCGCAGGATGGTCATGACACGGGCGGTGTCGTAGTAGTTGGGAATCATGCGAAGAATCAGGAGACCCGTGTAATCCAGTGCGCGCGCTAGATTGTCTTCGTAGTGGAACGAACCGATATCGCCGGAACGACGTAGCTCATGCAGTGCTTTTCCTGATTCGTCGTGCACACGTTCGGCAATCGTGGCGTCAAAACGGATACCGGTGACCGCCTGCATGTCTTGGGCGGCGCCCTGGATCGCTGCAAGCACGCCTGCCGGGGCTTGCACCATCGGTTGGCGCTGGGGAGGCGGTGCGGGCTTGCCGCCGACATTGGTTCCCTTGTATGTCAGATACGGAAACGATCGTGTATTGGCCTGCTTCCATTCGCTTTCGTGGCCCTCGACCTGTCCTTCCTCCATGACCCAGGGAGCTTTGGGCTGTAGTGCCACAATCTCGGCTTCTGTTGTGCGCCAGTAGTTGTACATGCGCTGTGGGTCTTTCGCGTCGCGCACAATACCGGAATAGGTTACCTTGCCCTGTTCGTCGATCTCATCACCTATCACGCGAACAATGGGGATCAAGCCATCCGTTTTGACTTCGGTACGTTCCAAGATGTCCAGTGCTGTGATCTTGTAGCACATGCACTTTTTGGATTCGGCCTTGCGCTCGTTCGTGATCGTGATAGCACCGGATTGGATCTCTGCACGCACCTCAGGCGACAATTCGTCTTTCCATCCTGTGTGGCCGTTGTCCAAGGCCACCAGATCTCGCATCTCATGTTCGACCGTGTAATAGCGCGCCACGCGAACCACGTCCTTACTAACCCATTCCTTGAAAGAATCGCCCGCACCTGCTGCATTGAACGAAACAATCTGGGCATCTGGATAATCTTCCTTGAATTCCTCCATCGGCACTTGAATGCTGATAAATCCGTATTTCGCATCCTGTCCCGTCGGGATCTGCGCATCCGGGTCCATGTAGACAGTGAACTGATTGCGGATGCGCTCGATGACAATATTCTGGTTGAAGCTGTCCGGTGATTCGTACTCGGTCGTCACCAGCCAATAGCCGAAACCTGCGGATGCCGCCTGCCAGAAGGCCGTGTCATAGGCAATATCAGCCCGGCATTGCCGCTGGATGGCGCGCACCAACCCCGAAAACATTTTGGCGGCCTTGATATCGACTTGATCGCCCACGGGACTGATGTTGATTGATGGACGATTCTCGCGCTGCGGGTTGGTGACCTGATGGACAAAGGTCTTTAGCTTGTTGAACGTCAGGCAGGGGCGTTTGTCCGTATTGCGTTGTGCAGCGACATCGGCCGGCCACTGATCGCCATTCAGGAACTTGATGTCTTCCAACGCTTTCTTGCGGTTGTCCCCTTCGGAGGCAATGCATCGGTCAAACCGCTTTCGGGCTTGCAGCAGGATTTTTTGATCTTCGTCATGCTCCTGACCAAAGGTGCCATCTTCCTTGACGCCTTTGCCGCCCGATGTTTTTTTGGGCGGCAATTTGACCATCGCGTCCGTGACGCGCGGCATGCCGATCTTGCCATCATCTTTCGGCGCGTCAGGACTGTTTGCCATTACAGTTTTACCTCCCCAGGATCCTGTTCGGACGATACGGCGTCATAGAAGCGTTCGGCGGCACGCTGCCTCAAGTCCCGCAAGGCTTGGCCGCTTTCGGCCGGGACGATACAGAAATACTCGTGCCCGCGCGAGTTGTAATAGGAAATCCTCAACGCATCGCCGCCCAGGATGGCAGACCAGAAGCGGTATTCGCGCAGACGGATCGTGACCTCATTCATTCGATGACTGCAATCACATCGTCTTCGGTCATGACCAGGAGGTCATCGCCATCTACCTTGACGTCCGTGCCGGACATCTTCCGGAATACCACCCAATTACCAACCGATACATCATGCACGTCATGACCGACGGCTATCACCTCGCCTTCCGGAATCAGTGACGTCCTGTCGTCAGTGTCATTTTGCACAATAAAAATACCCGCTTGAGATTGGGAAGGACGTTCTTTTCGGCGTACCACCAGGCGGTTATAGAGTGGCTTGATATACATGCAGAAGACCTTTCAGGAAGTGGGAGTTTTCATCGGACCATATGCCGTTTTTGTACTGCTCGGCCTCAGTCGCTTGTCCTGCACTAACCAGCACGGGATATTGATCGCCTCTCAAATAGGATTCCATGCGTCCTAGCGCCAGCGACTCGGCACGTAGTCGGTCAGGATTATCCTGATCTACATAGAGATAAGCAGGTAAGTCGGTGAGTAACGTGCGATCTCCAATCCACCCAATGAAACAAGCCATATCGGTGCGAGCGTTGTAGCTCATTACGTAGGACATATGGCCGAAGGCCTTAATGGGTGATGATTCGCTCATTTTCCGGTCTCGCATTTATGACACTCAGCCATTCTGCATAGGCTTCTTCAACGGTATCGCCAAATCCCCATGCCATCTGACCCGTACATAGCCATGGCCATTGAGTGCCTAGACAGCTTGAATTATGTCGAATAAGGGGCTTAATGCGGTCTAGATCGCTCATGACGCCATCCAGGAAGAGGTTGATGGGGCGGAAGTGCTGCCTACTTTGATCTTGGGCCGATCGTGGCCTTGATCGTATCCCATGGCCATGCAGGCAAAGGCTTTTGCCCCGTGGCTGGCGGCGTCATGCACCGGGATGCGCGTCGTACTGCCATCCTCATGCAGGCCATATCGGTAGCTGGACAAACGCTCTATCAAGACCGAGGTGCCGCGGTCATCAAACACTGCCTTGGGAAAGACATTGCGCACTGCCGTGTGCTGGGTATTTTCGTCCGTCGCCGGCACGATCTTCACTTCGCACGAAGGGAAAAGGGCTTCCATGGTTCCTTTCCATGAGGTCCCGCTGATGATGTTGTGGTTTTCGCCGTCGTGCGGTCCGTAATGGATGCCGTAGACGTAGGGTAGCTTTTTGAGTTCCTCGGCGAACGAATCCACTGTTCGATGACGGTCCTCAATGTACTTGAGGATGCGATATTCGTAGCCCACCTGTTGGAACAGGATGATTGCCATGTGATCGCCCCATCCTAAGTCCCAGGCCGTATGCACTGGCTTGCTGCGTTCGTATGGCACATGCAATACCCCGACTCGCTCATACAGCGCCGCGATCTCACGTGCGTACACTGCGCCATGCACCGCCGTCCGGTAGGCGCCATCCCAAATGTGCGCATATTCGTCGGGTCTGTTCTTCAGATCGTCCAATCGCTTGCGGTTGAGGTTTTCCGGGAACCGTGGATTGTCGCGCCAGTTAAGCTCGATGATCTTTGCGCGGTCCGGTGGGTTGATCCTGAATCTCAGATCCGTGGCGCTCTTGCGCTTCTCGGGGTTCCAAGTGAGCCATATCTCCGACTTTTCCTCACGCACGGTGTTGATGATGGCTTGCCAGGCAGGCTCGATGATGTCCTCAGCTTCATCGCCCCAAAACAAGAGGATGCGCGATTTTGACTTGATACTCTTGGGCTTGACGTTGGTTCCGACAAAGTCATACCAGACATTTCGGTCATGCGTGCGAATGTAGTTCTCACCGATGTCGAAGCGCTCGGCGAGCCATGGCTCCTCCTGTATCGCCATCTTGACTTCAGAGAGTGAGCTTTCTTTGAGAGACGTCTGGTACGCACGACCGCAGACGATGACACCTTGTTCCCCTTGCTCGGCAAACATGGCAGCGCGTACGGCAGTCATCTTGGCAAAGCTACGTGTCTTGCCCGATCCACGCCCACCGTATGCGCCACGATAGTCAGCCTCTCCCAGGAATACTGGGATGAGCTTAGGAGGCAGCGCTATCTTTACGGTCTCCATCGAGCGCCACCAACTCTATTTTGTTGACTGTGCGAAGGGGTGCGTCAGCATCGCCGATCAGCTCAATGCGTCGCAGATCCGGCACGGACTTGCGCAGGAGGATATCGATGGCCCGGATTTGCGTCGGCGTCAGCGTGACCCTGCCATCGATGTGGGCCTGAAGGCGATTGATGAGCTGCGTCGCCTGGATTTTGAGGCGGATCTCATCGGAGTGTTTGATGCGTAGCTTGCGTGCAGCCATGACAGTCTTGGTAACCCACAATGGGAGGGCAAGCGGATAGGCATCCTACCCGCATACCCTGTGATTATTTAAGCCATCCTTTCGGGGCACGCTCAAGCTCATGGGGCTGCTTGGGTTCGCTGGTCATGATCTTGTGCTTACTTGCCATAGGACGGCTTCCCGAGCCGGTGGCCGTGTTCTGGGGCGCCGACTTGCGCTGATCGCCCTTTTTGCCATAACCCTTTTTCATGGTGGACTGCCTCAGTAGGTTAATAAATGGCCGTGCGGGCGGACTGTACACAAAAAATAACCCCCGCGCATCTCTCGACGGGCGGAGGTAGGGTTGTCTCAAAGACTCAGCGGATAATCCATAGAGACAACGCAGTCAGCTGCCAGGAATAACCCACATCATGTTGCTGGGTCACTTTGGCAAGATGTACGACTCCTGTCAAGAGAACGTATCGTCACAACAACCCTCGCGCCCTTGTCATCCGGCGTGCAAATCTCACCGCTGTCCCGCTTTATCCATTTGTCGTCGCCAAACGCAATATCCTTAAGCGCGTCATTGAGCACCTTTCGTGCATTGTCCAAGTCGATGCACTGAACGGTATCCATCCACGCATCAGGGTCTAAGCGTGCGCGACGTTGCCAATCCTGTGGGCGCTTGGGATAAAGACGGATATCGACATGCACCCTTCCCAAAATAGGCTCCCTCAACCCAGCCGAGATAGCCAATAGCGATACATCCTTCTTGTACTGCTTGGCCTCATCGCTCACGCACGTAATTGCCCTCGATGCACCTCGCGGCACAAAGCTGCGCCAGTACCGGTTGGCGCTGATTGGGTACGGCAACACCAGACAGATTTCGCGGCCCATTAATAGCTCCTATCAATGGCTGCTCTTGGTGACACATGCAGCTTTTTGGCCTCGCTGTCCTACCGCAAGCTCGGCCGTCACGACAACTAGCGTATTGACGGTCTCGGTCAATTGCCGGACAGCCTCGCTCAGCAGCGTCAGCTCACGGCACAACTGGTCATTGAGGGAGTCGGGAAGGCAGTTTTGGGTATCCATTGATGTCTCCTATGGCCGGTCTAAAAATCGATAGGTTCAAACTATTGAAACGGGTGGTTTTATCGAAACTGACTGAAACGCTCTGTTTCGACTTGTGAGGCTATCCTTACACATACCCTATACACCCCTAGCCCCCCCCTCTTTAGAAATGGATTGTGGATTGTTTCGTGAGGTCTCAGGGGCATTCATAGCTTCCCGTTCCGTCTCTCGACGAATCGCACAACAGACATCTTCAACGAATATTTAGCTCCTCCTCCGAACGAAAGAAAAGTACTCCAGGCATCATCCAATTCTTCATTCGTAGGCATATCCAATTTCGCGCGCGCGACCGGCACGGGGTGGGGCTTTGCTTGCCCTGCCAACTTGCGCTGGTCTTCTTTCGTCTGCCTAGCATCCTGAGCAGTTTGAGCTGCTACTGCTTCAGCGTACTCAGCATCGGACAAATGCATATTTCCGCGCTGAGATAATTTCGTCTGTGCTCCTTGTGCTGCCGCTTGACCAACTGCGCCACTATTCGCGCTGGATTCTATTACACCCCGATCAAACTGCTGCGGCGAAACGTACTCGGTTTTGTACATACCAACTCCGGCTAGCACTGCATCACGCATAGCTTTTTGCATAGCAGTGTCATTCGATCCATCCGCTCTCTCGTAGCACTCCTGGCAGATAAGCGCACGATTACCATGCTCAATGGTTGATGCATCGACACGCTGAGCATGCATCCACCTCTTGCACGACGGACACTCGACGTAGTTGGCTTTGTTCACGATTGGCATAACTCACTCCTGATAGGGATTGGCGGACGGTTGTTTGCGTCCAAAGGTGCCGAAGCCTTGCTGCTTGGGAGAAGGCTCGACGTAATCGCGTGGAAGGAATCGCATATGCGCATAATCGGCATCCAGCGCGATGCTTCCGGTCTCTCCATTGCGTTGCTTGTCCAGTAGCAACACGAGTTCGTTGCGTTTGTGCTCTTTGGGTCGCCACAGAAACATCACGACATCGGCGTCTTGCTCGATCGACCCACCACCGCGGAGTTCAGCCAGCGTAGGACGTTTACCGTCAGCGTCGCGGTTGAGCTGGCTCAGGCATAGCACAGGAACGTTGAGTTCCTTGGCAAGCCGCTTGAGCGATCCGGTGACGATCTGGATGGCTTCCGTCGTGGTCGGTGCTTTGGGTAGCGTGATGAGCGTTAGGTAATCGATGACGATCAGCTTGAGACCTGATGTGGCATGCACCTGGCGTGCGCGGGCTGAGATGGCTTCTACCGTGAGCGCGGGCGTTTGGTCGATCTGGATCGGCAGTGCATTAATCTCGGCACTGGCTTCAAACAAGCGGCGGAAGTCGTCGTTGTTGAGTAGCTTGGGGCGCCGCAAACCGGTGGCATTGACGCATGCGACGTGCGCCTGAACGCGATCCGTGAGCTGCGTGCCGGTCATCTCCATCGAGAACACCAGCGTAGGGAATTGGTGCCTGGCTGCATTGATCGCAATCTGCATCGCCTTGGCAGTCTTGCCGACAGATGGGCGTGCGGCTAGGACGATGAAATCACCATCCTGCAAGCCATCCGTTAGCTCATCCAACTCGGGTAATCCGGTGGGTATGCCGGTGAGTTCTGCATCTGCGTTAACGCGACGCTGCAGTTCCACGGTGGACTCGCGCAGGTATTCGCGGATGTGCTTGACGCTTCCGGCATGCCGCGGTGCGCAGGTAGCCAGAATGCGCTGTGCTTCGACGAGAGCATCCGGCCCGGAGAGCTGGGCAATCTGTCGGCCGGCGATCTGGATGCGGCGAGCTTGAGCTTGCTGCGAAACGAGTTCGGCATAGGCGCGAACGTTGCTGATGCGCCAGCCTTCGGAGTTGGCCACATCGAGGGCAAACGGACCGAGTACGCGAGGCTCAAGCTCGGTGATGGTCACGGCATCGAACGCGGAGTTCGTACGCGCCAGTTCGCGAATCATCGCGTAGAGCTTCGCAAGACGTCCGTCCGCGAAGTCTTCCGGCACGAGGATGTCAGCAACACGCCAATAGGCTTCCGCGCTGCACAGACACGCACCCAGCACCGCATGTTCGGCGTTGAGGCTCATGCGTCACCCCGCAGACGATCAATGACCTTGTCCATCAGCTTGGCGAAGCGTTCTTCCTCCAGCAGCACGCCGATGTTCTGTTTCCACGCAGGGTTGTTCGGATTGGCGCGATCGCCACGCATCCACTCATCCTGCGCGCACTCGCCGAAGTAGGCCGTCCAAAATCCTTCCGGCGAATAGTCCCATCCCTGCTGTTGGCATACGGCCCTGGCCTGCTTGTCCGCAGCGAGGATCCGCTTTTCACGTTTCGGCGTCACGACGTTGACGCGCTGACAGCGGGGTAGCTGCGTATGGTAGGCGTGCAGGACTGCGGTCACGAGCTTGGACGGTTTACGGACCGTTGACGTCCCGTTGCCAAGATCGTCACCGAGAAGATCATGCCCATTCGGAGCGCTGGGGGATATAGGGGGCTTAGCTCTTTCCTGTTCCTTGCCTGCTCCTGCTCCTGCTCCTGCTCCTGCTCCTGCTCCTGGCTTCGATGGGCCTTCCAAGCCCCTTCTTTTTGTAAGGTGAAAAGCGCGCTGATAGCGGTCAAACCATGGTCCTAGAAAAGGGTTCTCAGGAAGGGACTGATAATCACGCTGTATACCAGCGCATCTCTTATCTAACTCCTTGAGTTCACTTCCAATTTGCCACTCGGCCATTTCGATGATCCACACCATTTCGGTGGCTTCGTCATACTGGCAAAAGCCCACATCGATACAGTATTGAAGGCCCTTCGATGCCCCTTCAACGCCAAGCCCTGTCTCGTGCGCTGCATACAAAATCGGCTGATAGTAAAGACCGAGCATGTTGGAATGGGGTGAGCTGATCAGATAAAGGGCCATATAAGCCCCTTCTACCCCCTTTCGGCGTAATTCCTTCCCTGTCTCACCGGTCCAGAACGTGGGCGACAGCCTGGCATATTCACGCATGGCTTGAGAGTCCCTTCTCGGCTTCCATGCGCGCAATCTGCGCATCGGATCGCAGCCGGATGGCCAGCATGCGGCGCTTGTCTAGCTCACGCGCCAGCTGCTTGTCACCGGCCTGGTAGGCGTCAATGGTGCGCCGGCTCAGCGACTTGATCGCAGCCTCTAGGGCTTCGTCAGTCGTAGGCCGGAACGGCAGGATGTGATCACTCATAGAAACCCCTGTGCTGCCCCGAGAAAGGACAGCCCGCAGGCCGGGGCATGGCTTTTCGACAGGTCATGACTCCTGCCTAGCGGGTGTCGGTGAAAGGATGGGTTAGGAGCGCTTCGGAAGCAATCCCAGGTCGCGCAGGTTGCGCTCCTGGCGGTCCAGCTCAAGACAGGCCATAGCGATGCGAGCTAGCTTCTTGTCGCTCTCGGTGGGAGTGTAGGGCAGCGGCTGGTCGCGCGGATCGGCCTCTTGCAAGCTTGCGCGAAGGTCAAGCGTGGTTCGTTCCATTGGATTTCCCCCTGCGTCTTGCTTTGGCTTCTTCCTTTTTCGCAAGAGCAATCAATGCATTGCCCACGTCAAAGGAAGCTTGTCGTTCGCCGCGGCGAATACGGTTGATAACAGGCTGAGAGCTGGCGACGGCATCGGCCATCTGTTGGTCCGACCAGTCCAAGCGGTAAAGGATCACGGCAGCGTCTTGTGGCTTCATGGCGACGGACTCTATGCCACCCTTTTGGACACGTCAAGGAAAATTTATTCCATGCGGGGTATTGCAATCCAAGTCCGAGTGGAATAATGTTCACGCCGAAGTCACCCACATGACCGCCGTCACGGACGGCCAGCATTGAGGAAATCATCGTGAAAGTCAGAGTAAAGAAAGCGTGGAATTACGGCGCTACTGTCATGGAGATGTCAGATGCATTAACGCCAGTAACCAGCCGCGACGGCTCTCTCGAACAAGCGCAAGCCGATGCCACTCTAGCGAACGAGGTTATCGGTCGCTTGCTGGCTAAGCTGGTTGAAACAAGAGTGCTGTCTATTCAAGACGCATGCGATGTGGCCGGCCAGTACGCCGAAATTGAAGTCATTGAATGACCGCCAGCCCATGCCTTTGCCATCCGCGAGGGCATGCACGGGCGATATGTCCCGATCCACAATCAACCAAGGAACCTAGATGGATATCAACTCTCTCACGATCGGCCAGGCTCGCGAACTGGCTGCACTGTTCGGCAATACGGTTACCTCGAAGCCTTCGCCATTCATCGGCAAGTACGTGATCGTGCGCACTTATTCCGCTGGTGTGCATGCCGGCGAATTGGTGAGCCAGGATGGTGACATCGTGGTGCTCAAGGACGCGCGCCGCTTGTGGAAATGGAAAGCCAAGCAAGGGGTGGCGCTATCCGGCGTTGCCGTTCACGGTATCCATCGTCCTGAAAGCAAGGTGGATGTCATCGTTCCCGAACACATGTTGATTGGGTCCATCGAAGTCATCCCCGCTTCTGGTGACGCGAAGGAATCCATCCATGGCGCGTAATCGAAAAATGATCGGTAGTCTGCATAGAACATTGGACGGCTCCGGCTCCGGCTCCGGCTCCGGCTCCGGCTCCGGCTCCGGCT